CCTGGGTAAATGCTTGAGCATAGTAGGCCAGGGCCTGGGCCGGGCGGTTCTCTTCGCGGCACACGTTGCCTTGGTCAATCAATTGTTCAGTGGTCATATGATTCTATTTAATTGGGTTAGTACAGCAGGATTTATTTCGATGGTGCTAAATACTTGTCAACCCAATACGGGGTTTTATGCGGAAGATTAAGCCCTACCGCGTAGCGACTAGAACTCGCATCGGACTTCTTTAAGGAGAAAACAAAATGGGACGTCCTCTTAAGATTCAAAAATACAATGCATCAACATCTACTCCAATAGATCAAGCATATCCACCATTCAGTCAGTTGACAGCGCCAACACCCCCAGTAGGCACAAATCCAGCCTGGCTAGGTGTAGTCGGTGGTGTGCGTGGCGGCGGAGTCAGTGCTGTGTATCCTGTGGTCAAATGTGAAGTAAACATTACCAGCAGTTATAGCGGTCAAGCAGCTGGTGTGATTCTACGCCAAAAAGGCGCACACAAGTTCTTGGTAGCTACCACAGCTTCCATTGATCCTGTCAACGCAGTGGCCGGTGTGGCCTTGCGCATCACAGTAGTAGGCGATACCAACTGGGCTGCCATGGGTCTAGCATCTTCGGCTACAGCAGCCATTGGCACCATATTCACACCTACAGCGGCCGCAGATTCGGGTACTACAGGTACAGCACAAGAAGTTGGTCAATGTGTATTAACCAGCGATCTAACACCTTCAGCTGGCAACATGAGCATCAGTTACTTCTTTGGCGATTCCACAGAAGTGGCCATCAGTAAAATCACCAACAGATTCATCCAGAATTTTGCCGGTGGTGAAACAGGCGGCAATGCCAGTACTGGTGATGTTTGGTCGGCTACACAGGTTGTTAACAACGTGGTCTTGGATGCCAACTTCTTCACTGACGAAGGCACAGAAGCCAAATCCGGTGCCGAGGTTGACACCTGGGCATTAGGCAGCCAAAACGCTGCTGGTACCCTGGACTTGGCAATTGTAGAAAACTACACGTCATAGTAGTATTTGTTCCAGACCAAAATCCTCACAGATAAGTACTGTGAGGATTTTTTATGACCATAGCATTTGTCCTGGGTAACGGACGCAGCCGACAACACATCAATCTAGCCCATGTAAAAAACTGTGGCATGATCTACGGGTGTAATGCCTTGTACAGAGAATTTACCCCAGATGTTCTGGTGGCCACCGATCGCCCCATTGCTGAAGCCATACAACATTCGGGTTATTCCAAAAAAAACTGTTTTTATACTCGCAAGCCTTTACCGGACTCAGGAGCACGACGAGTACCCACAACTTATCACGGCTACAGTTCTGGACCCAATGCTGTTGGCATAGCAGTGCAAGATCAACACCATAGGATTTATCTGGTGGGGTTTGACATGGGGCCTGCGGAAAACAACAGTTTTAACAACATCTACGCAGGCACAGAATTTTACAAACCCACCACAGCTGCTCCAACCTTTACCGGGAATTGGGTCAAGCAACTACGCAAAATCTGTGAAGATTCTCAGCAAACGCACTTTTTTAGAGTATGCGGCGCAACCACAGCCAGAATTACCGAATTGGAAAACATCAAAAATTTGGAACACCTAGATTTAGCCATATTCTTAGACCGCATAAATAATCCAAAGGATCTATAAATGACCACTTACAAGAATACCAGCGGAGATTATACTATCACAGGCAACGATGGCCTGGGTATTTTCACGGTTAATTATGCCAACACAGTGTTTAATGGTAACTTGACATATACAGGTAACTTGACAACTGTGGACGATTTTATCACGGTTGCAGCCAATAATACTGGCACTATTACCAGCATGGGCTTGCTGGCCCAGGCCAATCTCACTCATTTTGCCGGAATCAGATTTAACTCTACAGCCAATGCCTGGCAAATTAGCAGCAGTGTTTACAGCAATGGCGCACCGGTTACTAGCTATGCCAATATTGCCACAGGCAACGCCACAGTAGCCGGCTCCAACACCAACGTTCAGTTCAACGACGGTGGTTCGTTTGGCGGCACAGCCAACTTGGCATTTGATAAAGCCACCAACAAATTGACCATACAAGGGCACGAAGCATTTGGTAATATAGGAACAACTCCGGCCACGGTGAGTAATTCGGTGGTAGTGTACAACAAGGCCGTAGGGTCGGGTGGAACAGGACTTTATGTGGTCAGTGCCAGTGTTGACGACGAATTGGTCAGCAAGAGCAAGGCCATTGTATTTGGAATTATATTTTAAGGAATAAACATGACTCTCGCAGTAGCCAACATAACATCCGCAGGAAATGTAGCCTATGCCAGTTCAGGCAACAGTGCCATTACCTTTTTAAGTTTGTGTAATTATTCAGGCTCCAACGTAACAGCCAACGTATTTGTGGTACCCAGTAGTGGTACGGCCGGTAATACCAATGTTATCATAGCAAATTTATTAATAACAGCAGGTGACACATATCAACTATATCAAGCCGCTGAAAAATTATTATTGGGAAATGGTGACAGCGTTCAGGTTAATTGCAACGCTAATTCGGCTATTACAACTGTCACAACATATACCACAATTTAATGGGATATTTTGTAAAAAATCGCCGACTGCAATCGGGCAGCACTGGAGTGGTCCTGCCCACCGGGTCGTCGGCCAATCGTCCTGATTCACCGGTGTTTGGCCTCATTCGCTACAACACAGATTCGGGATTTGTGGAGTACTTTAACGGCACTGCTTATGTAAGTCTAAGTGGAGGTTCTGTAGCCTACACTGTGGATGATTTTACCGGCGATGGCTCGACCACGGTGTTTACCATGAGTATTGTCGAAAGCAACGCAGAGCAAATCATAGTGTTTGTGGGCTCAATTTACCAGGTGGCCACCACAAGTTACACAGTCGATGGTGGTTTCGACATCACTTTTACCAGCGCACCGCCCTCGGGAATACCTATCAACGTCATCCATACAACCTGATAAATATCTGATCACAGGATAATCTATGGCTATTAGTCGCGTTGCGGGTCAAATGCTCAAAAGCAATCTTGAAAGAGATGGCGTTGATCTAGCAGTTGATACCGATTTACTATATTTGGATGTTAGCAATAATCGTGTAGGCATAAACACAAGCACACCAACGGTGGCACTCGAAGTTGCAGGAAATATATTAAGCGGCAACATCAAAACTGGCGGAATAGTCAGTGCCACAGGTAATGCTACAGCAGGTAATATTTTAACCGGTGGCTTGATTTCAGCCACGGCCAACATTACAGGTGGTAATGTTCTAACTGGAGGACTTGTAAGTGCCACTGGCAATATCACTGGTGGCAACATTATTTCTGGTAACATTTTATTGCCTAGCGTCGGTAATATCACCGTGGGTAATGTTAAGATAACCAATCTTGCCACGCCCACTGCCAATGCAGATGCTGCCACAAAACTTTATGTTGATACTGTAGTTGGCAATGTTGCTGGCAATGTAATTGGTAATGCGATACCGCTAGGTACACCAACCGACGGCAATCTTGCCGGTAACACTGTAGCATACGATGGCTGGACAACTGCTACCTTTGTCACAGACAGCGTAGATGACCTTAACCAGGTAGCATTGAATATTGCCAAAGGAACCTTTGTTGGTCAGGCCAATCTTGTGGCCAATGTGACATCCGGTCCTAGCCCATTGAGCGTGGCATTCACAGGAACCTATGTAGGCACAGCCACTAACTTCTTGTGGGACTTTGGTGATAGCACCACAGCCTCTACACAGAACCCTACAAAAATCTATAGCAATGTATCTGGTGGACAATTCTCAGTTACATTCACTGCCTGGAACACCAATGGAACCTGGGCCGGTAATGCTGCTGCTGGCGCCAAAGGATCGGTTGATTCGACCACACGCACAGATTATATTACGCTGTTTACACCCTTACCAATTCCGTCATTTACCACTAGTCCAACAAGTTTAGATACAGGAAGCAGTGTCACACTGACCAACACCAGTCTTTATGCAACCTCATTCACAATTAACTATGGTGACGGTAACTCTGCAGTCAATCCTGGCAACTCCTGGATCACTGACAGCCATACTTATATCAACTCGGCCAACACTGATGCCATATATGGAATCAATCTAACAGGTGTAAATCAAACTGCCGGCAATGCTCCACCTTACAGTGTGACATCGGCCAACACCAATGTTAAAGTCTATGCACAGCAAAGTCCTGCAATCACTGCCAACATAGCAACTACCATTAACTATGCAGCGACATCGGGCGGAAATGTACAATTCAGAAACGACACACCGGGAACGCCGGGCAACACGGCAAGTTTTGGAGTCCAACAATTATACAACTTCCAGTGGGGTGATGGCACCGCCAACAGCAATATTAATATACAATCTGGATTGGCCGGCAACCCTGGAGCGGCCAATATCTCACACGTTTTTGCTCTTAGCAGTGTTCAGCAGAATGCAGCCACCACAGTGAACTATACCGCAAATCTTTGGTTGTACACCGGCTTCAGTACCAGCCCATTTAAGTCAAGCAATGTGACTATCAGTATTGAACCAGAAGTTAGAGCCAACTTTGTAGGCACCAGCAACACGCAGACCGATGCCACAGGATTTACCTCTAATGCACAGGTTGGATATCTTTATACTGACTATAACAGTCGTGATCGCAGCCTGTTCAACTTCCGCAACGACACGTCACCCAATGTGGCCTTTACCGGTAATGTGTTCAACTGGACCTGGGGCGATACTACCAGCAATACTGGCCTGTCAACTTTTGGCAATATCACTCACTCGTATCAAAGTGCTGTGGGATCGCCCACCACTGGTGTTAAAACTGTGACTTTACAGGCCAATGGTACTCCAGGAACGCTTTCACAAAGCAACACACAAACTCGAACCAGTTACATCACAATCCTGGCCAATCCAACAGCACCTACCAACCTAAGTGGGTTTACCAATGTGACTATATCCACCGCCAGTCAAGGAACTAGTCCATTACTAGCGGCCGGAGCCCAGGACAACTCTGGCGGCAACATAGTGGCCAACGGCGTATCGGTCACTCGTATTGCAACTACCACGCCAGTGGCCACGGCTGCTAATGTGGTCAACGCTAATACAGCAACCACAGGCACCTTGACTGCATTTGTCAATAACACAGCCGCCGGCAATGTAACCTTTAGTACCACTGGTAATACCGTGGGTACCACAGGTGCGTTGATAGTATCAGCTGATCGAGATCTGCACGTGGCCAATGCCGCGGTGCCCACGGGATTTTACAAGGTATTCTCGGCAACCATCAGCAACACTTTGGCCAGCCTAGGCACGGGCTACAATGATTTTCAACTTAGGCACACAGTGTCAGGCAACACCAACACAGTGGGCATGGTCAAAGACAACTTGAATTCAGCACCGACTGTGACCACGGCCAATGTCGTAATGGTTGAGGCCACTGCCGGAACTTATACATATATTTCCGGTATACCTTATTACAGTGCCACAGGTTCCCCGGCTATCACGGTGGCCAACTTAGAAATGTCCAATTTTACTGGACAAACATTTAGAAGTGCAACTCCGTTTACTCTGGCCGCTGGAACCAATTATGAAGGCTCGGGATCAATCATAGCCTTACAGACTAAAACTCTAGCGCAGATTGATGGCACGACCACTATGCTGACCGGCAGTAATGTCAAGGCCAATATTGGTATTGCGTCAAACTACATCATGGGCAATTTAAATGTCTTGATCAACGGAGCAGTAAACAGTGTAAGCACCGTGGCTGCCAACATATTCAACGTGATTGGCACCAGCACCACAGTACAGTTGCCAACCAAGATACAGGTCAATGCAACGGCCAATACTGGCATCAGCGAAGGTAATATTGCGGTCAGTGCCACCTTGGGATCTGTGTACACTGACAACGGCCTGCGTATATCTGGATTTGGTTCAGCGGCCAACACACCAGCATTCAACGGAGCCACAAATAACTATACTGCCAATGTATGGAGTGGTGTTCAAACTATTGCTGGCACTCAAGAAGCAGTTGACCGATATGGTGTAGTTAAACACTATGTGACAGATCTAAGCACCGGATACTTGCCAGTGGGGCCCGACCTTGCTACAGGCCGCAGCGGCCTACAATACTTTACTTTTGCATTCCGTAGAGCCACTATGGCCAACTTTGACATTAGACTTACAACCACCACAGGTATCGCAGGCCTGTTCATTGCAGCCCCAGGTACCACAATTGACACCGGCGGATTCTCGTCACCTACCCCGGGCTTTCCGGGTCCAACATCGAGTCTCAACGGTTGGTTAAGCTGTTCATTACAGTACAACGGTAGTGGTGTTCCCGGAGCAAATTCAGGATCGGGTGGCAACGGCAGTAACGGTGTTGCTCTAACCGGTGCCGATGTAGTACCTTTAAATTCTGCCATAGCCAATGTGGGCTATACCATGACCTTGGGTTCGCAAAATTCAAGTAACAGCACAGGCAATAATATTTTAGTTCGTATAGCACTAAACACTAATCAAACTGTTACTGCACTTTCAATCGGAGACGCTGCATAATGGCTGCTTCGTTTGGCGAAAGTCAAAAACTAGACTATCTTTGGAAAAAACTTGGGTACGGTGTAGCCAAGACTTCTATACCTCCTCCTGGGTCTGGTAGTAAAGAAGCATTTAACGAAAGCATAGCCAGTCCGCTGCTGTACCGCGGCGATTTGGTAATGACCAACAGCGGTGATATTCCGGGTACACCTCCTGCAACCACCACAGCAATAGTGGAGGTCTATAAAGATGGTGTAGGTAGTTTTAGCCCCACGGTACAATGCACAGAGGATCTAACCAGCCCAGACAATCAAACCTGGAAAACAAATCTTACCAACTGGATACCCACACAATTTGGAGACAATTACCTGGTGGTGGTTTATGTAGATACCACAGGATCCACCACCCCAGAAACCACCGGTACCAGATTATTCCAAGCAGGTTCCGGGTCAGACGATACATGGTTTTTTGATTATCAAGCCGGCATTTTAAACTTTAATGGTGCTACTATTCCGTCAGTGATCACAGGCGGCGTCACCGGTAAATCAGTGTTTATTGTGGGCTATAGATACATAGGCACGTTTGGTGTAGGCGGCGACACTGCGAATATTACCTTTAGTAATACGATAATTAGTACCAGCCTTGCCAACGGAAATATCACACTTACCTCCACTGGTACTGGCCTGGTCACTATAGCCGGCACCGCAGGCATAATTATACCGGCAGGAAACACAGATCAACGACCAACTCCACCAACCACCAGTACACTACGGTTAAACACACAACTTACTCAACTTGAATACTATGACGGGTCAAACTGGGTGTCATCAGCCGGCGACACATCAGCCATTACCAACCAAACTTTAAATGGAGACGGCAGCACTGTAAATTTTACACTGGACTATGAAGCCACTGCTGAAAGTATTTTGGTCAGTATTAACGGTGTTTTACAAACTCCGGGCATAGACTATACAACCACTGGTACCACTCTTACCTTTACCACAGCACCAGCAGCCGGCGACGTTATCCAAGTAAGATTTATAGCAGCGATTACAGTTATATCGGCCCTGATAAACGGTACGTCAAATATTGGTATCCCAACATCCAGTGGTAATGTAACCATTGGCTCAGGTGGCACAGCAAATGTCCTGGTAGTTACGCCGACTGATGTGGTTGTAACCGGTAATTTAACAGTGTCGGGCAACGCCACACTAAGCGGCAATATTCTTGGTGATCGTATACAAAACGGTACTACCACTATTGATATTCAGTCAGTCAATGGCAATGCCAACGTCACAGTTACTGGCACCTCAAATGTGGCAGTGTTTGCCAACACAGGTGTGTATGTCTCCGGTATCGTAAGTGTTACCGGTAACATTACTAGTGGCAATTTAACAGTGGCCACGGGTACCGTAACAGCCGGTAATATTGTTAATGCCAATGGCAACGGCGTAGGGAACATTGGTAGTTCCAGCACATATTTTGACACAGTATTCGCCAAAGCCACTAGTGCTCAGTATGCAGACTTGGCAGAATTATATTCCGCTGATGCCAGATATGCTTCTGGAACTGTGCTGAGTTTTGGAGGCAATAGTGAAGTTACATTGACTACTGATGATTCAGATCCCTGCGTAGCCGGTGTAGTTAGTACCAATCCAAGTTACATTATGAATGCAGGAATTTTTTGTGAATTTCCAACACAGGTCGCACTCACCGGTCGCGTTCCGTGTCGAGTAGTTGGCACAGTTACCAAAGGCGCCATGATGGTTTCAGCAGGTAACGGAGCAGCTAGAGCAGAAAGTACACCAGGTATGGGTACTGTAATAGGCAAGGCCTTAGAAGCATTTGATGGCGAATCTGGCATCATAGAAATAGTAGTCGGCCGCCTGTAACGGCACCGTAA